CATCAAGGGGCAGTCCAATCGGGCTGCCTCTTTTTGTTTACAAAGATAACAACTATTAATACAGTAAGTATATGCTAAGTCACGAAGAGGGAAGTAAATTACATGACAAGGTAGCTAAAGCGTACAAAGATAGTATTGATCTGATGCACGCTGAAGGAGAGTTCAATGCGGCAATTTTAAATGGAGCAAGACAATTTTTGAAAGACAACTGCGTTTTGATGGACTCTGGAATAGGTACGCCTTTAGAAGATTTAAACAAAACAATTCAAGTACCGTTTGGCGACGAATACGAGAGAGATGCAGCTGAAGCTTGAGTTGTTTGATACGATAGATAATTATCGTAGAGGTAGTAAGCTGAATCAAAAGTTGTTACAGACCGGAGAACCTAAAGGTACTTTTAAATACAGAGACCCACACCCTACCGTAGCTAGTTTGTTTTATAGAGGTTGGGGAAAAGGTAAAGAACACTGGGTAGAAGAGATTCCATATAAAATGTTAAGTAACACCTCCGATTATAGTAGGGGTGGTTATGTAAATCAGAAAGCATTACAAACAGGTCTACCTAAAGGTTTCTTTAAAGCAGGCGACGCTCATCCTACGATTAAAGGTTTTTTTTATAGATGCTATTCAGAAAGTAGGGAACTCTGGTACAGTAAAGAAGCTAATGAAGAACACAGATTAAGAAGTAATAAATTAGATAGAGAAAGACCGAAAACGGAAGAGCAAAAAGAAAAAAACCGTGAACATATGAGAAAGTGGAGGCGAACCGAAAAAGGTAAAGCCTATGCTAAAGCACGTAATCAAACTTATTTTAAAACGGAAAAAGGCAAGCTTGCTATGGCTGTTGTTATGAACAAAAGGAGAGCCGCTAAGAAAAAAGCTTTAGAAGAACTTACTGAAAGAGAAGAAGGTTTAATCAAACAAATCTACGCATACCGTATAAGACTCCAAAACAAATTAGGAATACCTTTTCATGTGGATCATATAGTACCTTTGTCAAAAGGAGGCCTTCACCATCCTATGAACCTACAGGTTGTACCTGCTGTATGGAATGTAAGAAAGAATAATCGTAATACCGAGAGATGGCTACCAAACGGAATGTAACAGTACCACCACAGTTTAGGGACTTTAGAAACTTTCTATTCCTAGTCTGGAAACATTTAAACCTCCCAGACCCTACAACGCTACAGTACGACATCGCTGAGTACCTGCAACACGGTCCAAAGCGGTCTGTTATCATGGCGTTCCGGGGTGTAGGTAAGAGTTGGATAACATCTGCTTTTGTAGTACATCAGCTGCTGCTGGATCCATCTAAGAACATACTTGTTGTATCAGCTAGTAAGAATAGATCAGATGACTTCTCTACCTTTACCTTGCGAATCATTCAGGAGATTCCCATTTTACAAGGATTAAAGCCATCAGAGAACCAACGATTCAGTAAGATTGCTTTTGATGTAGGACCTGCTCCAGCCTCTCACGCTCCCTCTGTTAAGTCCCTTGGTATATCGTCACAGCTAACAGGATCTCGTGCTGATATAATTGTAGCAGACGATGTGGAAGTAGCTAACAACAGTGCTACTCAAGGAATGAGGGATAAGCTGGATGAACAAGTAAAAGAGTTCGACGCTATCATTAAACCCTTAGACTCCTCCCGTATCATCTTCCTCGGTACTCCTCAATGTGAAGACAGTATCTATAACAAACTGCGAGAGAGGGGCTACAAGAGCCGTATATGGCCTTCAGAGTATCCAGATGATACCGAGGCTGTTAACAACTACGGAGGCGATCTAGCACCCCTTATAGCGGATAACATAGCATCTGAGACTGTTGGTACTTCTACAGAACCCTTACGGTTCACTGATCTCGACTTAGAAGAAAGAAAGATGAGCTACGGTCGTACGGGGTACGCTTTACAGTTCATGCTCAATCCTAAGCTATCCGATGCTGATAGATACCCACTAAAGATTAACGATCTAGTAATCATGGATGTTGATGTAGATGTAGCTCCTGAAAAGGTTGTGTGGTCGTCTGACCCTGATAACTGTGATAGAGAGTTACCTAATGTAGGATTAGCTGGAGATCGATACAGAAGACCTGCTAACACAGTTGGGGATATGATACCGTACACAGGCTCTGTGTTATCTATTGACCCGTCTGGTCGTGGTAAGGATGAAACAGGGTACGCTGTAGTAAAGATGCTTAACGGTCAGCTGTTTGTTCCGGATGCTGGTGGTATTAAAGGTGGGTACGATACTAAGACCCTTCAACAACTCGTAGCTATAGCAAAGGATAACAAAGTTAATAAGGTAGTGATAGAGTCTAACTTTGGTGACGGTATGTTTATGGAGCTGATAAAGCCTCTGTTTAGAACTACTTATCCAGTAACAATAGAAGAAGTCAGACATAACAAACAGAAGGAGCTACGGATTGTTGATACTCTGGAACCTGTACTCAATAGTCACCGTCTAATCGTTGACCCTTCCGTCATACAAGATGACTACAGGTCTGCTCTTAGCTATCCTATTGAACAACAAACCAGGTACATGATGATGTATCAGTTATCTAGAATAACAAGAGATAGAGGTAGCTTGGTTCATGATGACCGTCTTGATGCTTTATCAATAGCTGTTGGTTATTGGGTGCAGCAGATGGCTGCTGATGTTAACCAATCTATGATTGATAGACAACAAGAACTGCTTCAAGAAGAACTAACAAAGTTTACTGATAGCTTTCATAAAAGAAGTAATAACAAAACTTCTGTAACTTGGATATAGCTCTGTATATATAGGTGCTGTTGTAGTTAGTTTAAATACACTAAGTATAGTAGCTATACCTTGAAAATCTGAAGTTAGACTTTTAATTTACATGGTTTATTTATAAACACACCTATCCTTAAAAACCTAAGTTAAAGTGTTAATATCAGTCTCTTTGTTAAAGTAACAGCGAAAGAACGGATGTATGAGCTGTTCAACAACTGTAACTGATATGAGGTAGCTGAAGCTAACTTTGATGTAGTCTTTGTAGCGAATGCGGAAAAGAAGCTATAAAAGCAATAGCAGCTATACTACTCTAAAGTAATTGCTTGTATACTTTCCTTTGATTAATACATTGAGGATCGTTTAAAACGAACTCTAAAGTACATATCTAAATATCATTATTATACAAAGTAACAGCCGAAGGAAGCGTGTAAAGCATAAAAGTTAAAACATCAGTGTTTAACAGGGGTACAGCAGGGTGTAAGAAAAAGCTACCAAAACATCTCGAAACAGAGTATACTTATAACACATGCATATAGATGACCAAACAGACACCTTCCAGTACGAACTAGCAAAGCTCATATACCGCTTTAAAAGAGAGTACGATCTTAACGACTACACAATAGCTGGGTGTTTAGACTTTGCTAAACTGTCTGTACTAACTGAAACAGATGATGTTATCTTTGCACCCGATGAGGAAATACTAGATGAAGAAGACGAAGAAGACACAGAGTTTCATTTCTGACCTACCAATCATCAAGATCCTATCTGAAGAGGAAGAGATGTTTGTTAAGATGAACCTGGAGATGGAAGATAAAACCCATAAAATGCTTGTTAAATGGGGCAAAGAGATAGCATCCGATGAAGACTATATAAGCATAGCTATAAGAGCTGGTCTAGAAGAGTATGTAGATGCTTTAGATAACAAGCAAAAATAGGTGTTTCAAAAGGTTTTAACGGAAAAATCTGAGATACTTACGCTATATACGCGGACATATTTTTACCCCAGCGTACCCCCTGTTTTTTGTCATGGTGGGTGGGTGTTATAAAACGCAAACACATTGCATCACGGTGTAAACAGCTTGTTATTAATAGTTTATAACAACTGCAAAGCTTCGCACAATCAACATTATGTCTAATTAGTGACGCATCCTAGCTGGTTTCTGCTTAGTTTTTTCGCAAATCAACAGATTGTCTTTGCTTTTGCGTCTTTGTATTTTTTCGATTTTTTCAAAGTTCTATTCTCAATTGAGTCTCAGTCTCAGTATGTATAAAATTTATACACGCTGTATAGAAATTATACACGCTGTATGTATAGGAATTATACAATTGTATAGAAATTATACAGGGATTTTGAGTGGCATGGCGTTTGCTAATGAGGGTCAGCTGTTCTTTCTCACGCGAGCAACGCTCGCTTCTTAATAAACAAATAAACAAATACACTAATACTATGAATAACCTAAAAAACACACTCAACAACATTAACGCTAAACTTGACCGTCTTAATGAGTCTATGGATTCCAGAATCCGTACTCAAAAGCTCAGGAGTATCATGAACTCCAACAGCCCAAGAAGACCAGCAATCAAAGCCGATATTGTTGACGTTTTAAGATCACTTCAAAGCTAATATTACAACCAAGCCTCACCTGTTAATTCAGGTGGGGTTTTTTTGTGCCTGTGTTTAAAGCATCTAATAAGATTTATCAGTTTACCTTATAGCTTATGCGTCCGCAAAAAAAAAGTTTGTATGTGTTATTGATGTGTGCCAATGGTACTTCCAGCAAGGCAATTCCGCTTTGCTAGAACTACACTACTACTACTATGAATAAAATAGATAACACTTACAACGGTTGGGCAAACTACGCAACATGGCGTGTAAACTTGGAAATCTTCGATGGTGGAGAGTTTGGACACATGGCAGCTTGTGAAATGCGAGAGTTTGTTGAGGAACTGATTGAGAGTCAAACACCTCAGGGATTAGCTAGGGACTACGCTATGGCGTTTCTTGATGAAGTCGATTGGATGGAAATCAGAGAGCACCACGAAGAACTTGCAACCGCATAAGACTATGAAACAAGCACTGATTGACCTCGCCTTCATCATCTTTGGGATCTTTGGATCTTGGTGGCTATTGCTCCTGATAATTTTGTCCTCTTAAACTTACCTGATCATGAACATAATCGAATCCTATTGCAAAGCTGCTGCTGATAACGGCAAAGAGATAACAATAACCATTCAAGATAACCTCACACAAAAGCTGTTTGATCGTGTAAAGGCTGTTGCTATTCAATACGACATTGCTTGCCATGCTCACAGCTCAGGAATCCTATTGAAACCTAAAATTAAATAAAGAAAATGAAACTTAAATATTTACTTATCGGTGCAAACCATGGCCATGACGAAATTGTCAAAATCTTCAAAGCTGATACCTCAATAGATGTTATTAATAACCATCTTAAAGGTTACCTGTCTGAGATTGAATGCTTACAAGATTTAACCGATCGCTTTGATGCTATACAGAAAACAAACGGCATAGATGACACTTTCCATGTAATTAAATATTACCTCATGGAAACCAGAGATACCTTTGTAACTATTCAGGAAACCGAGTTATGTCAGTCACTGAATACTTAACCGATCACACGGGACGCAAGATTGCATTCTTCTACTACATAGATTCGGAGCGTTATTCTGTAGCTCCTAAGCTTGTTTGGCAGTGCCGTGATTATCGTCAATACAGCGGTACCTGTGCTAGTAAAGAGGAAGCGTTTGAAGCGTTCAAAGCGGTGCTTAAAGAATTAAAGAAAGCTAAAGCTTGCGATGTTTGCGATAAAAGCTTGCAAGGGCGAGAGAACGAAGGCACAAGATGTATCGATCATGACTTTGAATAATACGAACCCATCCGATCTTTCCACGCTAGACGAACCGAGCTTGCAGACTTTGATCGATCATTACTTAAGTGTCCGTGAAAAGCTACCTACCAGTTTACGTGTCCGTGATAGATTGTTAGAGCTACAACAAGAACTATTATCGAGACAACCGAGTACGATTGAAGGAATGATCCGACAAACAACCGACAACCCAATAAAATGATGACAATGCTAGGCTTTGGCTGTTTCCTGATCTGTGGATTGATATTCCTGGCTTGGCTACATGATGACCTATGAAAGAAACCTTACTTGACCCAATAGACATGACCCAGGAACTGATGTTCCACATTTTTAATAACGATATGAACCGAGAGCTTGACGGAAGATGGCTTGACCTTTACCTGTCCTTACAGCTTTATAAAGAACACTTGGAGAAATTGGAGGATGAGTAGTTATGACGCTTGGTTATTTGAACCTTATGAAAAATATTACAATGAATGCGAAAAAAGGGAGAGAGAAGAAGATAAAATTTTGGGATACCTTGAAGACATTTCCGTTCTCAAAACTGAGGAAGAAATCGAAGAGTACCTCAGATGTAAAGAAATCGATGACCCACGAGAGACACACAAGCATCTTTTGGGAGGCGGAAGCTGACATACTTAGACAGGAGTTACTTGACCGCAATGTACCCTGAGAATCATATAGTCCAAGGCATAGCTAGACATGATCTAGACTACAGCTCCATCGATCACAAAGCTATCAACGATGGGTTTCAGCAGTTCTGGATGATGACTGAGATTTACGGGTTCGAACGGAATAAGGACGGGACATACAAGAGAACAGAGGACGGACGCTTGATTGCTATTCGTTCAAACCGTCCAAGAATGAAGCCAAAAGGTAACTTTGATTGGTTTGAAAACTTATGAGTGATACTAGAGGTCCTGTGTGGAGGATGAGGGAGTGGGGACGAGCACAATATCGTAACCGACAAGCCAAACTGAGAGCAGAAGGAGAGTCATCTAAGACAGATGCTAGTAAGCGTATGTTACAAGTGATGGCTCCAAAGCTAGGTAAAAAGGTAGAGGATTTCATGTATACTTTTGGAGGTAACACCGAGCACACAACACCGCTGTTCCTAACCTTTATATTAGATATGTGTCCGTATCAAGTAGCAGCGTCAGCGTTGCAAACATTTCTTGATCATCTCCATTATAATTTACCTGTTGGTAAAATGGCGTACAGGATTGGAAAAGCATTTGAGAACCAAGCGAGATGGGACAAAGCACTGGAGACCATGCATCCAAGCAAGCTTGATTTGTTAGCACTGGATGACCGATCGAAAGCGATGAAGTTGAAACAGTTCTATCAGTACGAAGAGGAGAGGTTCACACTGTGGGATCGTAAGTGTAAGACTGCTCTAGGTGCTTGGTTATTGGAGGAGATAAGAATTGAGACAGGGTTGTGGGAGATCGGATTTAATACAGGTGGACAGAAGGGACACAAACCAGAACGATTAATCTTACCAACCTCTCAATTTAAGGATTGGATTAGACGCTTTGATGCGTGGAAGGAAACTACTCGTGTCTTTAAGATGGCATTACCTGACCCTCCGATTGATTGGTATGGTTTGATTGGTGGTGGGTACAGTGTTAAACATATGCCCCCACAGAAATTCTTCACAGGTAAACCGATTGAATGGTTCCAAGATTACGAGAAGAGTTATGAGCACGCTATGAGTGCTTGTAGCAAATTGCAACAGGTAGCTTGGCAGATCAATTCAGATATGTTAGACATCGTACTTAAGTGCTGGGAAAACGAGCGTGTTGTTGGAAATATTCCTAACTTTGGTACGATACCAGAGCAACCGAGATACACTGGCGATTGTTTGCACGAGCTAAGGGCTTGGAAATTAAAACAAAAAGATATTAAACAAGCCAACGACGCGAACAACAGCAAGCGGTATCAGACTTGTCGTATTCTACACCTAGCTAAGATATATAAGACTTGGGACAAGCTGTACTTTCCGTATCGTTGTGATTACAGGGGTAGAGTGTACGCTTTACCGTACTACTTACATCCACAAGCATCTGACTTAGCTAAGAGTTTGTTAGACTTTAAGAACGGTCAGCAAGTGGTGGATGAAGAGGACCTTGAGGCTGTACTTGTACACGGTGCTAACATGTGGGGAGTAAAAGGTACACGAGCAGAGCGACTTGAGTGGGTAGGAAAGAGACAGAACTTTATACTTGAAGCAGCGAATGATCCACACGGTACTGATTGGTGGACGGAAGCTAGTGATCCGTTTTGTTTTCTGAGATTCTGTTTAGAGTTCAAGAAGTACACAGAAGAAGGGTACGGATATGTTAGCTATCTACCCGTCCGACAAGACTGTAGTAATAATGGTATGCAGATACTGAGTTTGTTATTACGAGACAAAGAGATCGGTAGGATGTGTAACCTGGTAGAACAAGACAAAGCTAATGACATGTACACAGAGTTTAGTGATATGGTGTACAAGGAGCTAGAGAAAGACGGAGGACCATTGGCACAGAGCTGGATGCAGTATGGATTCTCTCGTAAGTTAGCTAAGTTAGCAGTGATGAACAGACCATACGGTGCTACCCACTATAATTTAGTACAGGATTTATTTAAAAGCATAGGAGTTAATCATCCGTGGACTAGTACAGGAGAGATGCTTACCTCTGTTATATGGGTGAGTAAGATCGTTAATCGATTGGCTAACCAAGTATGTCGTCCTGTTAATAAAGTGATGAACTTTTTAAGAGAGAGTGTACGAGCTTTAGGTTATGACTCAGCTGTTACTTGGACAACACCTACTGGATTTAAAGTAATACAGAGTTACCGTAAATACAAGAAGAAGGTAGAGGTACAATCTGTCTTTCAAAACCTGAGCGTTGCTATACAAGTAGAGGAAATGGACGATAAGATTGACCCGAAGGGACAATGCAACGCGGTGACTGCTAACTTTATCCACAGTCTGGACGCATGTATTGTACATCAAGTAGCTAATGAGGTTGACTTTGACCTAGCAACTATTCATGACTGCTTTGTGACCCACGCTTGTAATGTACGCAGAATGAATACAATTGTACGAGAAACATATGCAAAGACATTTTCTGTTGATCTCCTGACTGAGTTCCGAATGGAGCAAATCAACAACAACCCGACCGCAGAACTTCCATCCGTGCCGGAGCTTGGAGACTTAGATGTCTCGGCAGTAAAGCGTATGAAGTATCTGTTGTCTTAACACCGATAATAAATAATAGATATGGCACTGAAAAGTAGAACAAAACACGAGATTATTAAAGCTAAAGGAGTGGCTAAGTACTGTCACTTAAATGAACCAAACAAAAAGTTTGATCCAGAGTTTGGTGTGTACAGCTGTGATCTCATCATCGATAAAGAACAAGCAGACGCTATCAAACAGCAGCTTCGTCCGTTGTACGAGGAAGAGCTAAGAGCAACACAAGAAGCTAATCCTGGTAAAGGTATCACACAGCGTGAGTTTCCGATTGAGGAAGTGGATGGTGGATTCTTAATTAAAGCAAAGATCAAAGCTGGAGGACGACGCAAAGATGGTGAAGTATATCACATGTCGATTGCTTTGTATGATTCCCAAGGTAAACATCTTGATCCGGAAGTAAAAGTCTGGGGTGGTAGTACAGTAAATGTAGCTTTCCGTCCGAGGTTTTGGTACACAGCATCAATGGGTTTCGGAGTTACCTTTGATCTGCAAGCAGTACAAGTCCTACAATTGGGAGAAGGTGGAGTATCCAGCATCGCAGCATCTGCATTTGGATTCACTACTGAAGAAGAAGGATTTGTTAATGGCGGTGAAAACTTAGAGGGTGGATTTGATGCGGAAGAAACGGAAGAAGAGGTCATCGCCAACTTCTAAGTACCGCTCTGGATTCGAACAAACCTTAGCTAACCAGCTACAGCGTAGTGGTGTTGCTTTTGAGTACGAGACTTTGAAGCTTGAA